CAAGTACACCTGCCATTGTTAATGCTGAAGCAACGTCTGCGGAACATAGGATCATGTTACCCTTTCCACGACGAGTTCTTTGTGCGATTGCGTTCGCATCTCTTTCGATCTGGAAGATCAAACCTTTGAACTTCTCAACAGACCATCTTCCGTTTGAGTCAACGTCTAAATCGAAAGTTCCACTTGTTGCTGTATTAACAGCAGCACCTGGTTCTGCTACGTTATAGATTGTTCTAATAACTTCTCTGTTGATCTCAGCAAGAATCTCAGTTGAAAGAATGTTTGCTAACTCAGCCTCAGCATTCAATCCGTGGATTGCTTTAAGGTCTTGAGCAAGTTCTAAACTGTACTCTGCTTTTAGTGCTCTGGACTTCGCAGTAACAGTAACTTTCTCGATTGAGAATGCCATCTGTTGGAATGCAGCTGCACCTGTACCATCAAGTGCTTCTGAATCAGAAGTCTTCATTCCTTGACCTACGGAGTAGATGTCGGACTGTACTGATGTACCTGTAGCAGATGGATCTAATAGACCTGGGTTTGAACCTGTTTGTCCAGTTGTACCCAAACCAACACTACCATCAACCATGCCGCCAGTTAGACTTCTTCCTTTATTCTGACCAGAGAATGCGGAATCTACCTCGTTGTAGAATGTCTCATCACCAGATGGACCATCAATACGAGATCTCATTGCGAAAATAAGTCCTGTTGGACCATTCATTGGTTGAACACCAGCAAGGTCGTATGCCACTAAGTTAGGCATTGCTCTTCTAATCAATGAGATTAGAACAGGGTCGAAACCTGCGACTGGTGATGCTGCAGAACCACTGAAACCAGGATTACCTGTTCCTGATGGATCTGTATTTACTGTAGGTTGCTCTGTTAAGAACTCCCTCTCTTCTCTTAATGCTTTTTCTTGGTTTTCCAAGAGAACTGCTGTAACCATCTTACGATGAGGATCAGAAATTTTTTCCTGACCTTCTGCGTTTAGTAGTGGTGCCCATTTCTCTTGTAAAGCCTCAGTATTAATAGGGGCTTGCATTTGAAATTTTTCCTTTTTTAAAGTTTAGTTTGAATTTATGATATAAAAATCATTTTTTAGAAACTCTAGTCAGAGTCTTAAGATATGCTTCCATAGATGGACTAACACTAGAAGTGTAGTCTGTGGAACCTGTCTCTTCTGTTAGATTCTCTGTTGTGTTTCTTTGAGCTACTTTTGTTGGGAAATAAGATTCCTTCAACGTTTCTAGCTTCTCACGGTATGCTGTTTCACTTTCAAACTCAACATTGTCTACTAAACCAGCCAACTTGTCCTTTTGTGTTTGGGCAAGTCCCTCAGTTACTTCTGCAAATACTACATCGGATACCGATTCGGCTAATCTCTTATTTAGAGCAACGTTCTTATCGATTTGCTCGTTGAGTTTACCTTCCATTTCATCAAGTTTATCTACCATGCTCTCGATGACATCGTATTTTTCTTCAGGGATTGTTACATAATGTTCTTCAAATAGACTCTTCATTCCAGATATGAATGATTCAGTCATTTCTTCTTTAAGACCAGACTCGACTGCAAGTTGATTTTCTGCAATCCATTCGTCGGCAACATACTCAAGGTATGAGTCAACACGGTCTTTTAATTCTTCTTTAATTGAAGCAACTTCTTCTACGAGTTTTTCTTCGTAGGAAGCAGTTAACTCCTCTTTAATTCCTTTTACTTTGGAATTAATTGCAGCTTCAAAAATAGTTGCTGCTTTTTCTCTAAAGGATTCAGATAGTTCTTCACCTTCGATTAAAGCATTGATGTCGTCTTCGACAGAATACTCAATCTTTTCTTCTTCCTCTACTACTTCATCAGTAGTTGTTTCTTCTTCAGAAACTACTTCATCCGTTGTTGCTTCTTCTTCAGAAACTACTTCATCAGTAACCACTTCGTCTTCGGCAACTAAGTCACCTTCAACTTGATCCTCTTCCTTCATACCTGCTGGCATTGGATCGGCGGGTTTTGCACCTTTGTTGACAATATCCTTAACTTGCTTAAGAGTTGTGCCAGGTGTTTTTAGTTTTGCCGAATCATCATCGGACTTATAATTTTGTGGAGTTGGGCCACCTAAATCTTCAACACTACCAGTTTGACCAGGAGTTGTTCCTGTTAGACCTGGCATTGCATCAGCTTTAGCAGCACCTTTAGTTACTACGTTTTCCATTTCTTGTAAATTGTTGCTACCAACGGACATGTTATTAAAAATTTAATAATCTGTATTTATTTATAGATCTTAGAGATTAGAGAGAAAATCGTTGAATAGATTCAACTTATGTTCTTCTAATTTTCTTTGGTCTACAAGAGTATTGATTCTCTTTTGTGTGTTTTGTGCGAGTTGTTCACGAAGAATTCCTCCTTCCCAAATCCACTCTTTTCCTTCCATAATTCCAGATACAAATGCGTCTGGTGCAGAAGGATCGGCAACGATATCAGCAGCAGTTGCTAACATGAAATCTTCACCTACAACTTTGCATCCATGAAGGTCTTCTTTTAGTGATCCAACACCACGAGAAGATACTCCAAGAGTTACACCTTCACCAATAAGATTTTGTGCAATCTTACCCATAGGTGTAGAAAGTAATTGTGCCTTTCCAATAAAATTATTTCCTTCTTGTCGAAGAGAAGTAATCTTATGAGATACACGATCAAGGTTTACAGTAGGACCATCAGGATGTCCGAGTTCTCCTAATGCTCTACCTTTACTAACAAAACTTTCGTTGTATCTACCAACTTCTTTTGCAAGAGTTTGAAGTGGATACATTCTTCCATTACGATTCTTAATTTCACCTTGAAGGAATACACCTTCAATATACATTTTCTTTTTAGCGCCTTTTCCTTCGACGATAAATTTAACTCTTGAAACTTCCTCTGTAATTAGTTTCATTAGAAATCTCCTACGATTTGAACTTCTGAAATATGTGTCTTACCACTTCCACGAACTGCAACTTTTACAACTCGTCTAATTTCACCTACTGCATCAGTAGCAGATAAATTAGCATCACCATAACCTAGAGTTACAGTTCCCGACTGAACTCCGTTTATTGGATCTGGTCCTGTGACTGCTGTAACTGATGCACTTGTAGTATTAATACCAGTGGGTGCACACCCTGTTACTGCAACAGTATCACCAACAACAAATGGTGCGTCTGTTCCAGAAGGAAATCCAAACTTAATTGCTGCAGATGCATTTGTTACTGATACTGTTTGTATTGAAGCAACACTTTCCTTAAAAATCATTGGAGTTTTAACAGGAACATATATGCTACTATCGTCTGTTGCTGTTGGGTTAGTTCCAACCTCAACAAATGCATCACCACCAGCTGGTATTACTCTGAGATAACCCGACTTTAACGGTATTGATGCACTTGTTGCGTTTCCAGTAACAGATGCTATTTTTTGTACGACCTTAAAAGCTGCCATTGTTTATAATCAACCGTGATAGTGTTATTTATGATTCCTCTTCTGTGGAGTCATCCACAGTTTCATCAGAAACTTCTGTATCTGCAATAGAAGGATCAAAAAGTTGTGCTGCAAGATCTGGTCTCTGAGAATTTATTCTCTCAGCTGCCTTACTATACAGTGTGTCTTTGATCGAATCTGATATATCAGTTGCTGATTTATCAGTTGCAATCATGTCAAGTAATTCATCCATATTTAATATTATGTTAAGATATCTTGATTATTTATATCTCTGCCGACTTAACATCTTTTTGGAACTGAGCGTCTGCAACTGCTCCATCAGATTCTAAGTCAGGTTCTACAGGAACATTTCCTAAATCTCCACCACCTTCAAGTGGTTGTCCAGTGATAGGATCTACTGCACTTGGATCAGGAATAATACCATCTTTAATTTCTTTTTTAATTATTTCATCTTGCTCTTCAATTTCTTGATCAGTCTGACGAAGAACTTTTGTCCTTACATAATGATTAGAGAAATACTTACCAATATAAGGTTCGATTGTTGCTAATGTTCCAAGTCTTTCATTCATTAATTCAGACTCTTTTAATTCTGCAAATTGATTATCATATAAGAAGTCATATTGAATATGATCACTTAAAGAATCCCAGTCCTCTGGAGTGATAATATTCTTTAAAATTAATTGTGTTTTTAATAGATTACTGAATAAATTTCCAAATCTTTTTCTGAGTCTTCCTACAAATTTTGCAAACT